TTGCCCTAGTTATGGGCGGATTGCATGAGCGCTATTGTTGCCGGATCAAGCTTACAAGATAGATGGTATCAGACTGAAGCTGTTGACGCTCTATTTGATTACTTTGACACTCATGGCGGCACCAATGCAGACGGTACACCTAAGAAAGCTAATCCTCTAATTTGCCTGCCTACTGGCACTGGCAAAAGTATTGTTATCGCTAAGTTCATTTATCGCGCAATGACTATGTTTCCCGGTACGCGGGTATTTATGTCTACGCACGTCAAAGAGCTAATTGAGCAAAACGCTAAGAAAATGCTAGAGGCTTGGCCTTTAGCTCCACTTGGTATTTACAGCGCGGGTCTTAATAGACGCGATGCTATACAGCCTATTATATTTGGTGGCGTGCAATCTTGCGTTGGTAAGTTCCCCCTATTCGGTAGGCGAGATTTGCTAGTTGTCGATGAAGCACATTTGATTGGCGAAGAAGGGCGCTACCTTCAGTTTATTAATGAACTTACTAACGGTGTTCCTCAGCTTGGCCATAATGGCGGACCTGATATTAGAGCCGATCCTAACTTTTATAATCCTTATCTTAAGGTCATAGGTCTAAGCGCTACGCCTTACCGTATTGGTATGGGCAGCATGACTAACGGCAGTATCTTTACCGACATTGCCTATAACCTATGCACTATCGACGGCTTTACGCGGCTTATTGCTGAAGGTTATCTTTGCCCTCTAATTCCTAAACGTACAAATACAATTCTTGACGTATCTGGCGTTAGCAAGAGCGGCGATGATTACAATAAGCATCAGTTGCAAGAGGCGGTTGATAAGTATGAAACTACTTACGCTGCTCTATGCGAGGTAATGAACGCTGGCCATGATCGCGCTTCATGGCTGGTATTTGCAAGCGGCACGGAACATGCCGACCATATAGCAGAAATGCTGAATACTATATTTGGCGTTCCTACTGTAGCTATTCACAGCAAAAAGACTAAGACTGAGAATAGCGATAACTTAGAAGCATGGAAAACCGGCAAGGTTCGCTGTGCTGTAAGCATGAACAGTTTGACTACAGGCGTAGACAATCCCGTTTGCGACCTAATTGTTATGCTAAGGCCAACTATGTCAACTGGACTTTGGGTGCAGATGCTTGGACGTGGCACCCGCCCCTTTGATTGGAATAAGCTAAGTGTTAAGGATCGCGAATACTTTGCTTACTTTGCTGGCTTTGTTAAACCTAACTGTTTGGTGCTAGACTTTGCGGGTAACACTAAGCGGCTAGGTCCGATCAATGACCCGGTGATACCTAAGAAGAAAGGCGAAGGCGCTCCCGGCGATGCTCCGGTTAGAATTTGCCCTAACTGTTCAACTTACAATCACGCTACGGCTAAGCTTTGCATTGTCTGTGGTTATGAGTTTCCGACTTCAGAGAACCTTGACCGCACGGCTTCAGAGCTAGAGCTAATCCGTTCCGACTTACCACAAATAGAATATTACCCGGTTAATCGCGTTGTCTTAGTTCCTCACACGGCTAAAAGCTCTGGCCAAGGCTCAATTAAGGTAGCCTATTATTGTGGGCTTAGAACTTTCTTTGAGTATATTAGTGTTGAAACTAAGATACCTTTCTACAAGAAAAAATCGCGTGATTGGTTTAGGCAACGCTACCACTACTCTACGCCTAATCTAACTTGGGAAAGCGATGTACCTGAGACTAACGACGAAGTTTTAAAATTGGCTAACGAACTTAGACCGCCTGTTAGAATTAAGGTTTGGGTCAATAAGCCAACACCTGAAATTATGGGGTATGAGTTCTAATGACTGATAATATTAGACGTATGCCAGACCGGCAAGTTATGTTTAAGTCTTTAGCTGATCTAATTCAGCCTGCAATTATAGATGCTTTGGAAAAAGCTACTAAAAGTTGTGTGACTTGCGATAACTTTGATCAAGCTGGCGAAAAGTGTAAGTTAAATAATTTGCGTCCACCCGCTAGAATTATTGCATTTGGTTGCGAATGCTTCCAAGACGATATACCGTTTTGATATGTTTAATCCTTGCTCACCTTGCGGCCCTCTCAAGTGTATATTAGGATCACGCAAGCACGATTGTTTACAGTCTTATCCCAACTTGCGACGTATAGGTAACTCGGCGGCAGGATTTAGCGGCACTGAAGAAGACCCTGCTAATTGGCCAGAATTTGAACAATTGTACTATCAATCTCGGCTTAACATGAAAGGAACTGACATGGCAGCACCACGCGGCAGGGGTAGACCCGCTAAAGCTAATCCTCAAGCAGAACAGCTAACGAAAGCTTTGGCTTTTATTTCGCTTGTAGCTGAAGACGATGAGACTTTGCCTAACAATGGTCACGCTAAACTTGGAAACAACATGGCTGTTGTTCTAGGTCGCATGATGAGCGGCGGTTATCCTATTGTTGAAGACTTGGACGTTTGCCCACATTTGGACAAGCTCAAGCTCGCCTTGGCCAAGAGCGGAAAAACCTTGACTATCGCCAAAACTCCCGGCGCTCAATTGTCGGTATCTGGTGAAAAGTTCCGTGCTGTTGTGCCTTGTATTCCGCTTGAGGATATGCCGGATATTGGACCGGACGCGCCTATTGCTATGGTTGATGATCGCATTAAGCAGGCGTTTAAGGTTTGCGGGACTTTGGCTAGTGAAGCTGGCGAAAGACTCATAGAAGCTTCTTTGCTACTTGAAGCTTATGTTTGCACTGGCACCAATGGCGTTGCTATGATGCAATTCATGCACGGCATTGATTTGCCGCCTCATATGGTAATATCCAAGGCTTTTGCGGCGGCTGTTGCAAAGGTTGAAATGCCTCTAACTGGCTTTGGCTTCACTTGGAGCGAGGAACTTCAAAAGCCAAGCAGCGTAACGTTTTGGTTTGAAAACGGCTCTTGGCTTAAAGCTAATTGCTACTCAGATAGATGGCCGGAAATTGACTCTATTGTTGGTGCTGAAAGCTTCCCTATTGAGCTTCCAGCGGGTCTATTTGACGCTATTGAAGCTGTTGAAAAGTTTAGTGATGATAAGGAACCTAGCGTCTACTTTACAGATGGTAAGGTACAATCGCATTATACCGTAGAAGCTGGCGCTAGCTATGACGTGGCTGGCTTGTCTGGCGGCAAAAGGTTCAAAGCTAAACTTATGCGCCAAGTTAAAGATTACGTTACCCATATTGACTTGACTACTGTAGAGGATCGCGCCTTTTTCACCGGAGGCGATGAGAACGGGCCGATAAGAGGCGTTGTTATGGGCATGGCAGGAGCGCACAAGGTAGCGAGCGCTGGACAGCCACAGCCAGCGCCAGCGGCCACCCCTACACCCGAACCGGAGCCAACCGGCACAGCTTGGGGCGGCGCTGAGATTACCGGCAACGATGATCCTAGCGCGGTGGCTTTTGGCGAAAGTAATGATTGGCCGGTTGATGACGATGTACCGGCACCTTGGGGACAAGCAGACCCTAATGTTGGTTGGGGTAATAACTAACAATCAAGCTGACTAATAGTAGCGTTACCCAACGTGAAAGGATTAATATGTTTTTTGATGATAGCAAGCCAGAACGTCGCAAGAAAGCTGACAAGCGAGACGGTATAAACCGGCATTTGCGGCTTTCTTCTTCACTCATTCCAGCACCAAAAATGTACGAACTGCTAACAGTTGATGAACTGTTTAGTGGACAACCCCGCACGTTCATTTTTGACACAGAATGCTATAAGAATTACTGGCTTTGTGCCTTCAAGTGCATTGATACCAGCAAAATCGTTTACTTTGAGAACAGCCCTGTAGCCTCGCTAAATCATAATCTGCTAGGCTTTATAATGCACCGCTTTCTCATTGTGGGCTTCAATTCCATTGATTACGATTTGCCTATGATTGGCTTAGCTCTGCAAGGTTTAATGCCTTGGAAGCTTAAGCTAATATCCGACGAAATTATTAAAGAAGGCAAAAGACCTTATCAAATTGAACGCGAGTATGGCGTTAAGATACCAGACGCCAATCATATTGACTTGATTGAAGTTGCACCAATTGATGCTAGCCTTAAGGTATATGCTGGACGCTTACATTGCGAGCGAATGCAAGACTTGCCTTATCCTGAAGACGCGGAACTTGAAGAACATCAGGCAATTAATGTTCGCGACTATTGTATTAATGA